AGGACGACAACAATTGGAACGAGAAAACCATTATAGGTTTTCTCTCCTTTGCTGTAATGGTACTAGTGATGCTTGCCGATGTGATCACTGGTGCGTTTGGGAAAGACCTACACATCAACGAGTTTACTTATAACAGCTTTGTTATAGTGACCCTTGGATCATTAGGTGTTTCTGGATTAGAAAAATTTGCTAAACAAAAATAAATTATGTCACACGATTTCCTAAAGGACATTATTCAGGTGCCGCTACCAGACGGTGAGTATGTAAAAGAAGAGCACCCTAAGAAACAGATTTACTTGCACCACACTGCGGGTAACTCCAGCGGTGTAAACACAATTAAGCACTGGGGTAGAGACAGCCGAGGCAGGATCGCCACTTGCGTCTGTATCTCAAATACAGGCGCCAAAGAAGGCGACGGTGTAATCGCTCAGGCATTCAGTAGTAGATACTGGGCTTATCACTTAGGTATAAAGAGAAGTACATTCCAAGCATACGACATCCCTTATCAGAGGCTAGACAAGATTGCTATCGGTGTAGAGATCAACGCTTGGGGATGGCTCGAAGAAAAGAACGGTAAGTTCTACAACTACGTTGACAGAACAGTGCCGAAGGAAGAGGTGTGTGAACTAGAGACTCCGTACAAAGGACACAGATTCTACCACAGATATTCTGACGAACAGATACGCAGTGTAGAAAATCTGTTGAGATACTGGAACGAGATCTACGGCATCCCGTTAGACTACAGCGAAGAAGATATGTGGAGCGTATCTAAGAAGGCATTGCGTGGCGAGGCTGGACTGTACACCCACAACTCTGTGCGTAAGGACAAGACAGATATCTTCCCTCAACCTGAAATGATTGAAATGATTAAATCACTATCTTGATGAAATGGCTGGTACAGTTAATTATAATAAGCTCATTGATGAGCTGCAGCGCTCAATGGCACCTAAAGCGAGCGGTGAAAAAAGATCCTATGATTCTGGAAAAAGACACGCTGGTTGTGACGGACACGGTTGTAGTGCCGCCTGTGGTTACCACGGATACTGTGATTACGAAGCAACAAGATACTATAGTGGTAGAGAAGGAAAGGCTGAAAGTGAAAGTAATAAGGAATGTGGACACACTTATTATAGACGCCAAATGCGACTCGGATACGATAGTGAAACAGATTGAAGTACCATTTGAAAAAGTTGTATATGTTGAACAAAAAACATTCTTGCAAAAGATACAGGGATTAGTTTTTTACTTTGCGCTAATACTGTTAGCACTGGCAATAGGAAAAAGACTAATCGATAAGTATCTGTTTAATGAGTAAGAGAAAGAGAGACAATACCCCTAGAAAGATTGAGTATTGTGAAATAGAGCCAAAGGAGTGTGACGGGCAATGCTGTTACGCTAAGGCTAAAAAAAAGAAGGGTTCCCGTTAAGGAACCCTTCGCTGCTTAGAGATGACTATGAGAAAAGCAGGATAAGAATCAGGTCAAAGATACGCAAAGGTTAGTCTTCCTCCACATATTCTGGTGCGAAAGTTCTTAACACATCTATTAAGACGTCTCCTACTTCTTCTTTGAGTATAAGCGAATCTGTGATGCCATCACTAATAACAGCTGTTATTCTATTCTTTATTGTGTTTGTTGTGTCCTCAGCATCGGATACCTCTATGTCGTTCCTCTTGAAGATGCGCCTCCAGTTCTCCAGCGATTTAACGTACTGTGCATTCCTAACAGCTATCTGTTCCTCCGCCTTCTTGTTTCCGTAGAGTATGTTGGCGTGGTCGCATCCTATCAGGGAGCTGATATCTGTAGCCCCCATATGAAATTCATCCTGCAGGATCAGACCTAGGCAGTGCCTACTGATTACGTTCTCCCTCTTTCTGGTGGCTTCTAATGGATTAAGTTTATATCGGCGCTTATATTCTCTAGTTATTTTTTTAAACAGCTTAGGTGGCATTTTAATTTTTGAGTGAGTACCCATAGTATTTAATTTAATTGTTAGAGTAGATTCTTTAATCTAGATAATTCTTTATTAAGCCTTTGGTTTTTAGCTTGAAGTTCGGCGATATGCTTCTTGTATACCTCTACCTTATTGATCTCAACCTTGTAGCTGTTGACTGTATTGATAGATCTTCTTAACTTCTTTGAAAGATCTAGAAACTTGAAGTGTACATCCCTGACATCGTTACCATCGGCTATGGTCTTGGGGACCACGCCGTTCTCTAGAAGCATATGCTGTATCTCTTGGTTGATGTTGTCGTATACAATCCTGTAATCAGAGTCGAACCTATAGTTCATCTCGTGATTCTTGCATCCCCATATAACTGTTGCGTGATCACGCCCAATGATCTTACCAATTTTCTGCAGGGACATTCTAGCATTCTCCCTTACTGCGTGGCAGAATGCGTGTCGGTGTATTACGTTTTCGTGTAGTCTGCTGCTAGTGACGTTGTTCTTTCTTGAGTACCTGTCCCAGTAATCCTCTAGCTGCATAAAGGATAGACGTACCTGCAGCACGTCCTCGATTTCTCGTTGTGTTTTATTCATAGTCAATTAAATTAAGTGGCGAGAGGGGTTGTAAAGACCCCTCTCTTGAATTACATTCTTCGCTTAGCTCCCACAGCCTTCGCATTCTGGGTTGTCGATTGAACACGCATTGCTATTCTTTTCGCTGGTTGCTAGTTCGTTTACGAAGTCTGCGAAGTCTTCGCTGAGGTTGATATCTTCAGCCATATCATAATGTATTTTACAGGGTTAAACAAAGGAGATGCAAGGTACAAAATATAACCTGACGGTTATTTAATTTTGTCCGTAATCTCCACCCCTAAATCAATATGATAATAGCCTACAATCTTATCGATAAACTGGCGTTGTGAAAACTCTGAGGTCTTTGGCATCCCCCTTGTTTCCCAAGAGGGTTCGCCTATCTCAAGTATCCTGAACGCCCATACACCAATGGGTGTTGAATTGATATACACTGGCGACGAGCCAAAGGTAACAGCTCTCAATACGAGTGCATCGTACTTCTTCTTTTCAATCAGTAAATCGTCGTAGTGTTTCTTCCTGCACTTGAGTTCTATGTCTAGGTTGTGAGACTTAGAGTAGCAGTCATACCTTGCCATCTTCTTATGGCTTGGCGTTAGGTCTGGTATGAAGCTGTTCTTTAAGGCTTCGAACAGCTCTTGTTCTTTGATAAACATATTAAAGTCCTAGAGAGTCTGTTCGTATTTTATTCAACTTGTCCAAGTCGTAGTGCTTCTTGATGTGCTTGTTCAGATTACCTGACAGCTCACGATGCTTCTCCTTGGTCATAGATTCAATGGCGTGCTTCCAGTCCCTTGGTGTAGAGCACAGCAAGCCTGTTACGTTGTTCTCTATGCTCTCCTTGTAGGGGGTGGTGTTGGAGGCTATGATAGAGCTTCTTGTGTACCCTGCCTCAACAACCTTAAGATCACTCTTAGATTTGTTGAAGGTGCCGCCTTGAAGCGGCGCCAGAGAAACATCAAAGTTCTCGTACATCTTTCCGTAGTCTCCAATGGTTCCCGGTTGCATTATGTGTGAAGCCTTGAACCTCGCTGGGTAGTCCTCTATATTCACGCAGTGCATTTGCTTTCCGGTGAAGTCATAAGATATCAGGTTGATGTCCTTGCCGTGGTTCTTCGCACCAAGGTATCCGAACCTTACCTCCTTGCTAGGCTTCTTCTTCTGCTGCCATTGGCTGTGGGTAAGGTCCAGTGTATTGGGTATGATGTGAACCTCTGCCTTTGGATTAACCTTTGACATACGATTGCCTAGATATCTAGACGGTGTCCAGATTATGTCACACATCTTTATAGACTCCAGAATCTCAATAGACTTATGCTTCTTATAAAAGTCGTGTGCCGCATTATGCTTTGGCAGTTCCCAGTAGTCATCGAGATCAAGCACCAGCTTGATGTCGTTAGCCTTGAGCCATTCACTGAATGCCTTGTAATTGTTTACGGTACATCTTCTAGACACTACGATGTGAGAGATAACATCAGTATTGAATGTCTTCAGCTCATCAAAGTCCTTGAAGAAATGTACACGCATACCTCTAGACATCAGCCTCAAGAATGGTGTCTGCAATCTGTGGAAGTTTACACCTTGCAATGCATCCAAAAATACTAGTACTATCTTATCTTGACTCATTGTACTGTGCTGCTGCAGATTTAATCATATCTAGTTCCCCACGAACGACCTTCTTGTACTGCTGTATCAGCTGGTATAAGAACTCTTCGTCTAGAATAGGATTGCCTTTCTCATCGTGAATGGATTCGTAAAGGTCTGTTGTTAAATCGTGCACCATATAAAGAGCCGTGTAGTAGGATTTACTCACGGCTTTTATATCCATAGCATTTAATTTTTGCTCTGAACTCATCTTTCTTTAATTCTGGGTTATATGTTGTTGACTGTGAAGTGAAAAACTTAGGGTTGTCATCTTCAACATATCCCTCAGCACGCAAGTAGTCTGCAAGAAACTTGGCACAAGTGATGGCATTGTCTACATCGTAGCGACAGTTATAGGTTACGTCAATCACGAAACGATCCATACAAAATGGATCGATCGTATCTAGCTGTTCCTTTATGTGCTTAGTGTAGCTTTCCTTCTGGCTCTTTCTTATAGACCAGTGCTTGCCTGAATACCACTTGTTGAGGCTTGGTGGCTTAGGGAGGATGATTATGACTTCGTTATAATCTACGTACATATAACAAATCTAATCAATAGCAATCAGATTTCAAAGTAAGTTTGCTCATTTTTTATCACCAATGGCTCAAATAATCTCCTATGAGTATCAAGTGTCTCGAATCCAGTGCGCTCTATGTTCATTCTGAATAGGAATGGCTCATCCAATGGAGTAGGTTCACCACCAGTTTCTTGTGAGCGTACCTTACGAACGTGGAACTCCATAGTTCTACGTTCATCAGAGGTAGGTGCTTGGACCCGTCTGTGAAACGTCAGAAAAGAATCGCTGCGGTTCACGAACTTACCGCCTCCTTCAGTCTGCTCTGCGAACGGAGCGACAGGCAATCCGTCTGGACCCTTCTGTCTCTGCGCCTCAGTCACTGAGTGTGCGTTAAGCCACATAGCCATATCGTGTCTATTGGTGAAGGTCAACAGCTCACTAGCCGCTTCGTAATGGTAGTCGTGTGTAGACAGTGCTGACCCCTGACCCATCTGTATCTTCAAGCTGTTGTAAGGATCTACGAAGAAGCCTTGGTAGTTACCCTCGTACTGGATGAGCTTCTCAGCAAAGATGATCAGGTCCATATAGCTGTATACATCTGAGTTCGATATCACCTTGAAGTGTTCAGATACCCAGCTGAATGCAGCTGTGCGCTCAGCATAGGTCATCATATTGATAGGGATATCTAGTATGAACTCCATCAGGCGCATCTTGATAGCGGCTGTCTTATTCTCAGAGCTGTATACAATCCATCTCCATCCGTGACGTATGGATGAATTCACCATCAGGTACAGTGCCATCGTAGTCTTACCCACGTTAGAGTGTCCATTGATAATAACAAACTCAGGCTTGTATCTGAAGTACTGGTCTAGCCTTGCGTTGCCAGTGTCGAGACCTTTGGGGATCTCTCCAATGGCAAACTTGTGTATCCATTGGTAGTCTGAATCGGAGTCGGAAATAAAAGACATATCCCCATCGTTGATGAGCATCTCTCTTTTAATCCTGTTCTCACTGTCAACCACGTCCTGTACAGGCATAGTCTTTCCACGCTCAATACCTTCTCGTATGGTATTGATAGCTGCTTCCTCGCTATCGATATCTCTTTTGAGTATCTCTTTGATGAGCACACGCTTAGCCTCGTCTTCCTCTACACGTCCTGCGGCGATGAAACCTCCTGCAAGATTCGCCGCCTTCAGCAGCTCTTGGTGTTTA